CACCGAGCCAGGCGCCGGCTTCATCAACCTGGCTCTTAACGACCCGGACGCCGAGAGTTTGGTCGCCATGGAAGTCTATTACAACCAGATGGCGGTGGCCGCGCGGTTGCAGACCCAGCTGTGGACGCTCGATCCCGATCCGAGCAACGACACGCTGGCACAACTGCTACGCACTGGCTGTGCCGCGCCGCGTTCGATGGTCCAGTTCGGCACCGGCGACGTCCTGTTTTTGTCCGACAGCGGTGTGCGCAGCCTGAAGGCGCTCTACGTCAACCTGGCCGCCAGCGTGTCGGACGTCGGTTCGGCGATTGATCCTTTGCTGATCGAGGCGCTTCGCCTGCGCCCTGAATATTTCAGCTGGTCGGACGCCGTGGTGCAGCCAATTCAGGGACGCTACTGGCTGTCGTATGAGAGTACGATCTATGTGCTGTCTTATTTCCCCGCGGGCAGTATTACCGCCTGGTCCACGTTCGACCCCGGTTTTCTGGTGAAGAACTTCGCGTTGGTCAGCAACCGGCTGTTCGTGCATGACAGCAACGGCAATATCTACCTCTACGGCGGCGTCGCGGGCAACGAATATGACAGCACGTCTGTCACCGTCCGCACGCCGCACATGAGCGCCGACAGCCCGACCGAGAACAAGCGGATCAAGAGCATGGACGTGATGTGCCAGGGCCAGTGGTCGATCAGCATCGGCATGCTGCCCAACAACACTGAAGCGTTCGAGCTGTGCGCCACGGTGCAGGACAACACTTACGGGCTGATGAGCATACCCTTTGCCGGCTACGGCACGCATTTCGGGCTGCACATGACGCACCAGGCGCCGGGGCCGGCGACCCTTTCGGCGGTGCATCTGAACCTGCAGGAAGGGGTCACCAAGTGAGCGTCACGATCCTCGGACCCGAGCAGGATCACATGATCCGCATGCACGCGGCCACGCGCGAGGGCATCACCTATATCGTGCGCAACCTGCGCGACCGTGACCGGCGTGAGATCTTCGCGCTGCGCTGGGACGACGACGAGGACGCGCTGATCGACAACGTGACCCACAATGCGGGACCGTTGTGGCGGGTGTGGTCCTGGGACAGCGAGCCGGTCGCGGTCAGCGGCGTGGTCCCGGTGCGCCCCGGCGTGGTGATCTGCGGTGCGTTCGGCACCGACAACTACCGCAAGGCACTGCGCCCGATCGTGCATTGGGCGCGCAATTTCATCATTCCCGCGCTGCAGCGATCGAACTACCACCGCGCGGAAGCCTACGCGCTGGCGACGAACACCGATGGCCGGGCGTTCATCGAGTTGATCGGCGGCGAGGTCGAGGCCCTGCTGCAGGGCTACGGCCGCAATCGCGAGGACTTCCTGCTCTACACCTGGGATCTGACCCAGCCCACTGGCCGGAGGGTAAGGCATTGTGCATAGGCGGCGGTGGCGGCGGCGGCAGTGCCAGCACGCCCAAGCAGTTCATGTTCAACAACAGCACGGGTCAGTGGATAACGACTGATGCGGGCGTGCCGCAGGAGTATGTCGATCGGGGCGCCACCACGACGGCGGCCTATCAGACCATGGCCAGCCAGGATCTGAGCGACAAGCAGATCGCGGCGCAGCAGAAGATCGCCGATCAGCAGCAGGCGTTCAACCAGCAGCAGGCGGATCAGCAAAAGGCCCAATACGACCAGCAGATCAAGCAGGCCCAGGACCAGGCCACCCGGCAGAGCGCGTACGATACCGGGCGCGCCACCCTGCTGGGCGAGGGCACCAAACAGATTAACGACGCGTTCAGCAAGTTCAGCCCGGATTACTTCAACCAGTATGCCAAGGATTATATGTCCAAGGCGCAGGACGATATTACCTATCAGCGCAATATCGCTGAGAAGAACCTGGGCTTTCAGCTGGCGCGGCAGGGTATTTCCTCCAGCCAGGCCGGGGTCAACCAGCAGGGCATCATCGATGAGAACGCTGGCCGCGCCGCCGCCTTGCAGACCGCGAACGCCCAGTCCGCCGAGAACACGCTGAAGGGCAACGTCTCTGCCGCCAGGCAGAACCTGCTGGGCCAGGTTACCGCCTCGGAGAGCATCGGTTCGCCGATCGCCGGGTCATCCGAACAGGCCGTCAACGCGGCGCTGAACACCCAACGGTCGGCGATCTCGGGCGTCACCAGCCACGCCGGCGATGTCACGTCATCGCTGCAGGGCGTGCCCACGGTGTCGCCGTTGTCCAACATCTTCGCCAACGTGCTGGGCAGCGCCGGGAGCTATCTGGGCGGGCTGCAGAACAATATCGCGCTGGGGGCTTACCAGCGGAACGCGGGGGGTGGTGGTGGTCTCGGCGGGACCAACCCAAACAAAGGCAGCACAGGATGAAGGGGCCAAGCCATGTGTGAGCCGATTTCAGTAGGCACCGCCATTAGCCTGGGTGCAGCGGCTCTCGGCGCGGGCGCATCGGTCTATGGTGCGGTGCAGTCGTCCAACGCCCAGAAGCAGGCGGCCAACGCGATCAGTCAGCAAAACCTGGCCACCTCGCAGGCGCAGCAGCAGGCGTTCAACCAGCGCATGCAAGCCAGTCTGGCGCAGACCGCCGGCCAGACCGCGGCGATGGAGCAGACCTTCCAGGACCAGCAGGCTGCCGCCCGGCAGACCGGCCAGGCCCAGATGGGGGCGCTGAAATCCTACCAGGACGTGCTGGACACTGAGAACACCCAGGCGGACCGGCTGCGCCAGACCGGGGACAAGGCGGCGCAGGATCTGTTGCAGCGGACCAATGCGCAGGCCCTGGCGACGAGCGAGCAGCAGCGGCGGGACCAGGCGGCGAGCCTGCTGGCGGCCAACATGCCGGCCGCTCCGGCTGGTCCCGAAGCGACTGACCCGTCCGGTGGGACCAATGCGGTGGCCAACGACGCGGTCAGTCGGGCCGCCTCGGCCCGACGCACCGCCGAAGCCGCCACCAACATCCGGGACTATGGCGCCAAGATTGGCAAACTTAGCGCCTATGACGCGCCCGTCCAGGACGTCAACCTGGCGATTGCGGACAACAAGACTGGCATCATGCCGGCGCAGACCGCGGAATACCTGCTGCGGTCCGGCAGCAACACCCGTCTGCTGCCCTCCCAGGTGGCCTACCAGGCCGCCACGGGCGAGGGGCAGACCCAGCTGGACCTGATCGCCTCCCGCGGCCAGAACGCCCTGGATGCCGCCGGGTTGAGCTACGGCAACGCCATCGACATCGCCAACCTGGGGCAGAGCGACGCCAACACCCTGGCGGCGAACAAGGCGGCGCAGGAAAAGCAGGATGCCGCCTACCGGCAGAGCCTGGGCGGCATCGTCTCGGGGATCGGCAACCTGGGTCTCTACGGTGCGGGCTATTTCGGGGGCTACGGCAAGGGCCTGCTGCCAGGGGGCGCCTGACGTGCCGACCGTGGCCGACAACAAGGTGATCTGACATGCCCACATCCACCAGCGGCGGTCCCTCGATCAACACCGGCAATGCGGCGTGGGACCAGGGCCTCGGGTCGATCTTCGGCGGTCTGTTTCCGGACCCGTCGCGGGTCGCCCAGGCGGGCTATTATGGCGCCGAGCAGCGATACAAGCAGCTGCAGTCCTCTCAGGTCCGCAACCAGATGGCGCACCAGCAGGGACTGGACCAGGCGGCAACGACCCTGACGCAGCCGGTGACGAGCTACGCGCCGTCGCCGGAAGGCCCGAACATGCCGCCCATCATGCAGCCGCCGGGGTCCTATGTGCCCGCGCAAGCACCGCCAGCTGCGGCACCGCCGTCTCTCGGCACGACGGTCGCGGCAGGTGCAGGTGGCGGTGGTCCCGCGCCCGCGCCGGCACCCGCGGCACCCCCCGCGGCACCCGCCCCGATCGTGGCGGGTCAGGTCGGGGCCAACATGGCCCCCGGGGGTCTGAGCAGCCTGTTCGCCCAGGGCGGCGGCGCGGTGGCTCCCGCAGGCGGCGGCACCATGCGGTTGGACCAGGGCACGCCGCCGCCTACGTCTTCACCGGCTCCGGGCGCGGGTGCGCCCCCGGCGTCCAACGCCACCGCATCGGACGGCAGCGTGCCGAACAACGACACGACCTCCGGCATCTTCCACCCGGGCAGCATTACGCCTCCGGGTGGCGGCCGTAAGACCTCTGGTCCCGCCAACGCCGATGGCTCGCCGGCCAAGCCGATGATCACGGCGGCGCAGTATGTGGCGCTGGCTGTCGGTGCGGGTCATGAGGCCAACCAGGCCCTGCTGGAATGGCGGTCCATGATCAGCAGTGCCTATGACACCGGCAGGATCGACGAGAACACCTACCATCACATGATGGGCGCGGCCGAGCCATCGATCATCAATCAGGACACTGCCAGCCGGACCCAGATCACCACCACCGGGATGACCAACGCGACTGAGCTGAAAAAGCAGGGCATGGTCACCGGCGAGAACGCACGGCAGTTCAACGAGGCGATCGTCCAGACGGTCAACCCGGCTGACCCGAACGGACCGCCTATTCCGGTGCGGCGGATGGATCTGAAACCTGGGATGCAGGAGTGGAACCAGGGTATTGCCACGCAGCGCGGTGGCCCGGTTGTGGTGAACGGCCCGAATGGTCCCGTCAACACGACGTTGTCCGCGGCAGTCACGCCAGGACCCAATCAGCCAACGTCTTACCAGTCGGGGACTGCGGACATCAAAGAAACCCACGGCGGTGCTTATGGCACGTTTGTTGATCCGCAAGATCCTGACCCGACCCACGCCAGGACCATGAGGACTGACGACGCGGCGGCGAAGGGTTGGATACCCTACGGCACGATGGCGCCGAAGACGCCGATGACGGCCAACGAGAGCTTCCAGCAGAACGCCCAGCAGCATGGCATCGATCAGGAGATCTACCCGCAGCCGCAAAAAGGCAGTCTGACCAGTCCGGGCTATGTCACCGCCCCGGTGGTGTTCTCTCCCGCGGCGCAAGCCAAGATCCAGGCATTGCAGACACGGTTCATGACAGCGGCTCGTGGCGATCCGGGCGCCGCGCATCGCATGGCGGTGCAGGCTCTCCAGCAGAGCGGCGATCTGCCGTCAGCCACCCAGGTTGACGCACTACGGAACGCAGGCGGTGTCGTCTCAACGGCCGGGGGCAGGGTGACCGATCCACGGTTGTCTGTGTCACCCAGCTATGACGGCAAGGGCACCACAACCCCGCATCTCTGGGTGGGTCTCAAGGGCGAGGGCAACCCGAACGACCCGGGGGCGCCCACCGCGTTCAACCTGGAGCCAGGGCCGCGGGTCGGGTCGCAAACCGCGCCGGGACCACAAGCCCCGTCTCAGGGCGCGCCGGTTGCGAACCAACCAGCGCCAGGACCGGCTTATCGCTCGACGAGCGAGATCTTTGGCAGCGGCGGTGGACCGCCTGCGCCCGGGACCCCGCCAGGGCCAGCGCCTGTTCCGTTCTTCCAGCGGTTCCTGGGCCAACCTGCCGCCAGTGGTCCCACGCCGCTGACCACGCAGCAGATGTATGGCGGGGTGTCGCCCACGCCTGCTGCTCCGGCAGCAGCGGCGCCCCCGGGTGCGATCGGTCGTGCTGCGCCGGGGGCCGCGGACGGGAGTATTCAATACGACACGGCTGGGCGACCGGCGGGCATCGTGCGTGGCGGCCTGGTGTATCCAATGCCGGCCATGGCCGCGGGGGGAGGGGGTTGACGCATGGCGTTCCAGTCCCTCGCCGATCTGGTCAAGCACTTCGAGAGCGGCGGCAACTACACCGCGGTCAACCCGTCCTCGGGGGCGGCGGGCGCCTATCAGTTCGTGCCCTCCACCTGGCGCCAGTATGGTTCGCAGCTGGGCATCGACACCTCGGCCTATCCCACCGCCGCGGTGGCGCCCCCGGAAGTGCAGGACGCGGTGTTCAAGCAAGCGGTGGCCAGGCGGGGCCTCGGCGACTGGACCTGCCCGGGGTGCAATCCGGCGCTGTCCAGCTACGTCGCGAGCAACCCAGGTGACGCCAGGCTGCCGCCCATCGGGGACCAGCCGCCGGCCGCGCCACCTCCACCACCTCCTGCCGCCGCGGCCGCGCCGCAACAGGCCCAGGGACCAAACCCGATGCTGCTGGCGTCGCTGATGAACGCGGCAGGCGGGGGCGGTGGTCTCTCGGCGGCGGTGACCCGGGCGCTGCAGCCGATGCAGGACTACAACCAGCGTTTCTTCGGGACCGGCTAGATGCCTGACGGCAGCAACCTCTCCGGCGTCCTGCCCTCGGCGCTGCCGCAATTCTACAACACGCCGGAAGAGGGTCTGGCCGCGGGGCAGGCCGCGACGACGGTATCGCCCCCGCCGGTGACGCAACCGGCAGTGGTCCCGGTCCCTGCCACTCCGGTTCCCGTCCCAGCCGCCCCGGCCGCTCAGATCCCCGCCGCGTCAACACCCTCTCCGGCGATAGACGCCCTGCCGCAGTTCTTCAACACCCCGGAAGAGGGTCTGGCTGCGGGACAAGCTCAGTCGGCGTCATCGGTGGTACCCACACAGCCTGGCGATGCGCAGCCGCCGCAGGAAAGCGGGTTCTTCAGCGGACTGCTCTCGGGCGTTGGTGCATCTGGACGAGAAGCGGCGCAGCTTGCCACCGGCAACGCCTTCGCCGCTGACCCGAATGCGCCGCCCGAGCCGACCCGTGGTTGGTTCAATGAACTGGGCTACGGCATCGGTCACTCGGTCCCAGTGATCGGTGGTGGTCTCGCCGGTGGCGCCGCCGGGACCGCCGTGGGTGGCCCAGTCGGCGGTATCATCGGTGCAGCCCTCGGCGTCGGCGGCACATCTTTGATGCAGGATTTGGTGCCGACCTACCAAGCCGCGGTGCAGGGCGGCAGAATGAGCCACGACGAGGCGGTGGACTACACCATCAAGCATGCTCTGGTGACCGGCGCGATCGGCGCCGCCACCGCGCCCCTGTTCGAGCTGGCGCCGTTCAAGAGCGTGATCGGCAAGATCCTGTTCCAGTCCCTGGCGACCCAGCCTGCGGTGGGTGCGGCGGGACGCGTGGGCGTGCCGCTGGCGATGGGCGAGCCGCTGCCCTCGGGCAAACAGATGGTCGAAGGACTGGGCCAGGACATCGCTACCGGCGCCGCGTTCGGCGTCGGGCACCAGGTGGGCGGGCGAGCGGTGCAGGCCGTCAGAGGCCGTCCAGGACCAGTGGAGGCACCCCCGGCTAGTGAACCACCACCCGGGACTGCAGCTGTCCCGCCAGCGCCAGCGCCTGACGTATCAACGCCGGTGGCAACACCCCGTGATACTGTTCCAGCCACTGAGCCAGTGCCGGGGCCAGTGCCCGAAAGAACGACCGAGCCAGTTCCGGTGCCACCTCCGGTGGAGGTTCCGGTAGCCCAGGCTGCGCCAGCCACGCCTGCATCTGAAACACCAGTGCCGCCAGAAACGGCTCCAGCGCCGCCGGTCCCGACTGCGGTGGTTCGAACTGAAAGCGAAACTCCATCGCCGCGGCCCCCCGAACCTGTTATCGTTCCGCCGGATGACGGATCTGGTAGCACCGCCGGACGACCCGAACCAGCAGCTCCAGTGGGCGAGGCAGGTGCTGCGCGACTTCCCGCCGAACAGCCGGGCGGTGTCCGCCCCGGAGATACGGGCGTGGGCGCTGGCGATACTCAGGCAGCACCGCCGCCAGACCAGGGGCAAGCTCGTCAGGCTCCATCGCCCACTGAAACAGTTCCCGCCGCTGGTGTAAACGCGGTCGGCGGTATACCAAAAACCGACCAGGGCGCGGTCCCGGGACCAACTCAAACGCGTGGCGACCAATACCGCGCCGCAGTGGCCGAACTGGACGCACGGAGCGCGCCTGACAGCGAATACCGGTCAATCTTGTCGACCGGGGCCAAAGACCCGCTCCGTAAAGGCGAGACCTGGCGCGGCCGGGTGTTGGACTTCGCACGTCAAGCCGATGCGGAGGGTGCTGGTCCGGGACAGCCCACGCCTGGCACCGCTGCGACACACGAGTTTGCCGGGCAGACGGTCTATCGTGGTTCTGGCCGTGCCAATCAGGCCAGCGCCTATAACCCTCTCAGTGCAGGTGTGCCGATTGCCGGCGAAGCCCGCTATTCTGCGTTCGATCCTGAAGCCGCCAAACAATACGGTCCTAACGTCACCGCACATCCGGTCGAAGTAGAAAACCCTCTGATCATCCGATCAGACCAGGACTGGCGTAAGCTGACGCGCGAAGCCGGCTGGCAGGTGCCCAACCCGACCGGGCTACCGAAGGACCAGGTCCTGGGCATGACCCAGCGGCTCAAGGAAATCGTCCAGTCCAAGGGCCACGACGGCATCATCGTGCATTGGGACGACAGCACGCCTGGCGACATCACGAGTCAGGGCCACGACATCAAACTGCTGCGTAACGTGTTCGATACGCCGCAGGTTATCGACTACGGCCGACCACAAGAAAATTTGCAGCGAGGCGCTACACTTTCGGATCGTATCGAGCCAGTGGTCCCTGGGACCACCGGTCCTGCGGAGGACCAGAATGCCGGGACCAGTCGTGCCCCGACCGGGGACCAGCAGCTTGACCGGCTGATCGAGACCCGCAACCGGCCGACTACTAACCCCAACCGGTTCGCCGACCTGGACCGCCAGATCGCGGCGCGTGAACAGGCTCTCCAGGACAAGGGCGCCAGTGGTCCTCGGGTGGGCGGGCGCAAACAACCATTTGCCGGGGCACCCGAAGTCAGGGCCACGGCCGACCACGTCAGGGACTACAAGTTCAACAACGGGACCAGCGTCTACGACAGCGTGTTCGAGCAGGCCGGCAAAGACCCGCGCGTGATGGTTAACCGGCCGATGGAAGAGCAGATCCACGTCCTGACCAACCACATGCAGAACACAATGGGCTTCCGCAACGTCAGCGTGGAAGGCCGGCGCGAGGGGTCCGAGCCGACCCCGGTGGACCGCAAGATCGCCCGCGATGCGATGCTGGACATGACCCGGGCAACCCAGGACCTGATGAGCGACCTGGGCCTGCCCTACGAGGCGGCGGGGGATTTCCAGCATCGCATCG